AGTTAAAAGAATTATTAAAAAAAATTTGCACATTTGCTGCATTTAAAGTTAAACCATATCCACCTACTATAGGATTGCTAACTAAGAACCTCGCACCATGAACACTATTAAAATTATCTACTATTTTTGGTCTGTCTTTTGTTTTTGTTTCTCCGTATAAAGTTACAACACTATCTTCTCCAAAATGTTTTTTCAAAGTTTTTTCAATAACTTGTATAGAGTGTTTAAAGGTTGACCATATAATAATTTTACCTTCAACTTCATCAATAACTTGTAACAGTTCTTTTAACTTTGCATTATCTAATTCTATCAATTTACCATCATCAGAATAAATAAAACCTGCACATACTTGTTGTAATTTTATCAGCTCTGTAAGTTTATTAGTTACAGAAGATTGTTTATCTTCTATGACTACTCTTGCTAATTTTTTTAAAGTCTCATAAGTTGCTCTTTGTTCATTAGATAAAAAAACATTTCTTCTCTGCCAAACTTGAGGAGGCAAATCTAAACAATCTTTTTTCAAACATCTAAATATGTGAGGGTCTAAAATATCTTGAAGCTGGTCTAAGTTAACATAGTACAATGGAAACTCTATTCTACGATTGCCTGAAACTGCTCTGCTTTCCATAACACAATATCTTGCTCTAAAAGTGTAGTATGATTTAAAACCTAATAATGTTTCATCTAAAAAAGCAAACTGACTCCATAAATCTAGTGGCGATTTAGTTATTGGTGTTCCAGTAAGTAATCGTTTGTATCTAACACCTTTAGCTAACTTTATTAAATTTTTTGTTCTCGTAGCAGTTCTATTTTTTATCGTAGTGCTTTCATCATTTACAATCATCATATCTAAACCATATTTGTCTATGATTTGAAGAGCTTTGTTGTAACCAGATTTATGACTAAATGCTTCTACATTCATTAAATACCAATTTAATTTATCTTTTTGAAAGTAAAATTTTTTATCTATTTTATGTTTGTAAATATAGTTATCTGCTGAAGAATGAATTTTAATTTCTTTTTCCCAATTAGTGTAAACACTATTAGGAGCCACAACAAAAACTAATTTTAATTTGTTTTCATTATATAAATATACTGAGTTGTCTATTGCTACTTTTGTTTTTCCTGTTCCTTGCTCCATGAAGTAACCATACAATCTAGATGTAGCACCTTTACGAAGAGCTTCTCTTTGATGTTCATAAGGATGGGTTTTATAATTATGCGACATAATCTTTTTCTATCACTCCTAATTCTTTTGTACCTCTGGTATGATTTTTAATCCATACTTTTTTACCAGACTTGTAATGTCTATAAAAACCTCTAACATCGTGAAACCTATTTTTGTTAACACTTCTGTTATATACATAATTTGTACTGTTACTAACATTACCAATATCTAAAACTTTATATTGATAAGCAGTAGGTTTTTTATTTCGTAAATCAGCTAATCTTTCCTCTGGTTCTATTTCAACACATTCTTGTCTTTTAGTTAAATTATTTAAACTGTGTATGAAATATACTGTCTTGGCTGCAACTGATATTTCTTCTCTAAATTTAAAATCTATTTCTCTTACTTGAGGATTATCAATAGGATTTTTCAATGACCAATGTTGAAATGGTTTTGTATAAGACAAGTAGTAATCAATCCAATCTTTATCTCCCTGAAACCATGAATGTAATAAATTTATATTATTTCCATGAGTTGAGCTACTATTTTCCCAATGGCTTTTCCATAAATTTTTTGTTTTAGATATTCCCCAATCTGCAATATGATTTACTAATCCGTTAGCTTCGATTGTCATGCCATGAGGAGTAAGTTTTTCTAAATTATTTGTTAAATAATAAAATGACGATATAACATAATGTGTTTTTTTATCTCTAATCCAAAACCCTACATAATTACTAGTTAATTCTTCTGCATACTCTATTATAAGTATTTGATTATCATAGTAAGGCAAGAAATCTTCTAAAAGTGTTTTTCTATCAATTTTTCTTTCCATAAATTTATCTGAAACATTCTTAGTTACAAAAATCTTTTTAGAATTAATAAAATCCATGTGCAGGTCGTTGACTACTTGTTTGTAAGGATTTTTATTTTTATTTAAAAATGCCCTCTTGCCAAACTGTCTATTCGTGAATTTTGTTTGTCTAGGATTACGAATAATATATCCGTAATTTTTTATTATAGTTTCCATGTCTATCATAATATCACCTCCAAGAAAGTGGCATTAAGCCACCTTCTTTTTTTCCCCCTTGTTTTGTAAGTTGTCTAGAAATTCTACTGCTCTTGAAGATTTATTAATAGCTTTAATTACTTGTTCTGGTTTATTCTGTAACTGCTCTATCCAACTATTAATATACTTTGCGTGGTCAGCTCTTACAGTTTGAGAAATACCTAGTATGGCACTCAATATTGCTGAACCAGTTTCTGCAACTAACTCTTCAATCGCATAAGCATCGGAACCAAACTGACCAGAAAAATCTCTATCTAATCTATTTTTATTTCCAGTCCAATGAACTAGCTCGTGTAACAAAGTACCATAAAATTTTTCTGTGCTATGAAAATCTTTTTTATTTGGCATTTGTATATAGTCAGAGCTTGGTGAATAATAAGCTCTATCACCACCATATTGTATAACTGCTTCTGTGTTTGCAATGTACTTATTAGCTTCTGAATTATTTTTTGCTTTGTTAGGAGACTTAGATTTTTTTATCTTATACCCTTCAACTTGATTTGCATTAAAAACTGCGTGAGGTTTTAAATACCATATTTGTTTTTTTCTAGGGTTGCCATTTTCATCAAGTTTCTTTTCGTCTTCTACTGTAAACTTATCGTTGTAAAATATGTAAGTAGCTTTTTCTTTTGCCTTTACATTATACCCCATTGATTTCCACATATTATATGTCCCCCACTCATTATTGTCATACTTCTTGATGTCTCTTTCAATAAGTAAGTTGAAAACATTAAAACCAGAATAAGACTTTTTGGTTTTAGCATTTACTGGTAATCCAAATTCACTAGAGTTCCATACTTCACTTTTTTTCCAATTAGAACCCTCAGTCTTTAGTAACTCTATTAATCTATTAGCTACCTTGTTTATTATTTCTTTTCTATTATTTTTTTTAGTCATTTAATTTCTCCTTTGTATACTATTAATATAGTGATTAAATCTGTGATGTCAAGTGCTTGTCAAAGATTTTTTTTATTATGCTACGAACCTATTATTTTTTTTGTTTGACTTAACCTGATTAATCGTTTAAAAGTATTTTAGAAAGGAGGTCTAATGGACTTACGAAAAGAAGCAGATAAGCTAAAAACAGAGTTAAGCACCGATAATTTAGCTGACATTACTTCAGAATGTAATAAATTAATGACACTTCAAGATGAAATAAAAAAAACTGAAGAAAGATTAAAAGAACTACAATCAGAAGAAAGAAATATATCTCAAGAAGTGATTCCTAATTTATTGCACCAAGTTGGTGTAAGCGAAATAAAAACTATTGATGGTGCTACTGTTCAAGTGAAACCTTTTCTTAAAGCATCCATAACAAAAGCTAACCAAGAACGAGCTTTTAACTGGTTACGAGAGAATGGGTTTGAAGATATCATTAAGAATCAATTAGCAATTAACTTTAAAAAAAGTGAAGACAATATGGCTTCGGATATTTTTGAAGATTTAAAATCCAAAGGGTTAAATGTTAATCGAGAAGAAAAAGTAAACACAAATACTTTGACTGCTACTTTCAAAGAATTAATTTTAGAAAAAGGAGAAGCAGTTCCGAATGATGTGTTTTCAATATATCAATTCAATAAAACAAAAATAATAAGGAGTTAAAAATGAGTCAAGTTACTAAGAAAAAAGAAAATTTACCTTCAACTGAAAAAATTAGTTTAAGAGAGTATGCAGGTCAGGGAACGGAGAACATAGAAGCAAAAGACCAAAAGTTACCAATTATGAGAATACTTCAATCTACTAATCCTCAAGTGCAACAAGGTAATTCTGCCTATGATGAAGATGCTAGGATTGGAGATATTTATGTTGCAGCCACTAGAAAAAATTATGGTAAAAAAATTACTGTTGTTCCTTGTCAATACATAAACACTTTTAATGAGTGGAAAGGCAGTAGAGATGGAGTATCAAGACCAACAGTTCATATGAATAAAAGTATTTTAGATAAAGCATCTAAAAGAGATGGAGATAACAGAGAATGGTTGCCTAACGGAAACTATGTAGAAGATACTGGTAATCATTTTTGCTATATTTTAGATTCTAAAACTTATGAACCTTTAGAGTGTGTTTTGATACCTATGGCATCTTCTCAAAAAGGTAAATCAAGAAGTTGGAACTCTATTATAGCTAACAAAACTAAAACTGATAAGTTAGGAACTTTTATACCACCTACCTTTAGTTCTGTTTACACATTATCTACTGTGCCTGAAAAGAACGATAAAGGTTCTTGGATGGGTTGGGTTATAGAGTTTGATAAATGGTTAGACGAAGGTAAAGATGACCATATCCTAACTGCTACTAAACAATATTATGAAAGTTTAAAAGGAGCAGACCCATTAGGTTCAGTTCAGTATGAAGAGGATATTGATGTTCCTACAGAACAGCCTAAACAAGGTAAACAAAAAACACAGATTCAAACAGACGATACTCCATTCTAATGTTTGATAAACTCTCAAAGTTGTTTGAGGGTAACTTGTCTTCTTTCATTAAGTCTTCGATATCTTCGGAGACTGATGAGAGAGGAAAACAAATAGTTAAATACCTCACAATACAAGAACCACTATCCACGAAACATTGGAAAGAACACTTGAATGGAAAAACAAGAGTGGGTGTAAAACCTGAAAGAGAAGGTAAATGTAAGTGGGGTTGTATAGATGTAGACCCAAGTAATTATACAAACTACAATCAAAAAAAATATGTAGATATTATTAGAGATTATAAATTACCACTAGTGCCTATCAAAAGTAAAAGTGGAGGATTACATATCTTTGTTTTTTTAACAGAATGGTATGATGTAAGTAAAATAGCAGAAAAACTTAGTAAGATTAATGAGAAATTTTTTATGGCACAAGAAATATTTCCTTGCAATAAAGCTATGAATTTACCCTATCAAAATATGAATAGAAGTATGGAGTTTGCTTATGACGATAATAACAATCCTTTACTAATAGAAGCTTTTATAGAACTTGCTAATAATAAAAAAATTTTGCCAGAAGATTTTTTAAAATTAAAACTAAAAGAGTATGAACCTGAAGAGAACTGGAAACAATATCCTCCTTGCGTACAAAAACTTATACAAGAACGATGGACAGGAACAAATAGAAACAATTATTTATTTAATGTTTTAGTTTTAGAGATGAAAAAAAATACAACACACTCTGTTCAAAGTATTGAAGAAATAGCTCAAAGTAGGAATACACAAATTTTTCATAATCCACTACCAAGAGCAGAAGTAACTCAATTAGCAAAAAGTGTTCATAAAGGAACTTATGATTTTCGGTGTCCTCCTAAATCTCCTGAACTTATGCCATTATGCAATAAAGATTTATGTAAACAAAGAAGATTAGGTATAGGAGAAGCAACACCAGAAGTGATAGAGGACTTTACTAATATTACTTTTATTAGAGATACAAAAAATATTTGGTACGAATTTGATTACCAAGAACAAAGAGTAACAATTACACCAGAGGATATGAAAGATGAAAAAAGTTTTAGAACTAGATTATTACGATACAGAATTTTTTGGATGACTTTACCTAAAAGTAAAAGAGGACCTTCTCCATTTGAGTTACTGATGAAAGGTATAGTGGAGAGGTCGATAGAAGATGACCATCATAAATTTGAAGATACTTTAGAAGAAGAAAAATATAATATGTTAAAAAAGTTTTTTGAGAGTCATATAGAACAAGATAATTATGATAAATTAAAAGATGGATATGTGGTGCTCGATACAAAAGACAATGTTTGTTACTTTAAAAAAATTACACTTGATAAATTTATCAAGAAACAAGGAGCAAAAATATTTAACACCACTTCGGATGCTTTACGATTATTAGGTTGTTCTAGAAAAGATTATCATGAAGGGGAGAAAAATATCTGGTATGTAACTTTACCAGAATTTATTAGCCACGAAACAATCAAACAAAAACCAAAAGAAAAAGTTACAGAATTAGATGAAGAATATTATGACAAGTTTAAGACTACAGAAACAAAAAGCAATTTATAAAAAGACTATAAAGATTTTTGGACCACCAGGTACTGGAAAAACTTATACTTTAATTGAACGCATTTTAAAAAAACATTTAGCAAGAGGTGTGCATCCGAATGATATTGCTTACATAAGTTTTACTAACAAAGCAGTCAACGAAGCTATCAACAGAGCTATGGAAACTTTTACTAATTTTACAATAAAAGATTTTAATAGATTTGCTACTCTTCACAAATATTGCAGAAGATATTATGAAGAGGAAGTTTTTGACCCAAAGAATTGTATGATAGATTTTGCATTGCAAAGTAAAATTATTAAATCGTCTGATAATCGTTTAGCAGAGGATGGCTTCATTTATAAAGACTGGTCATTAGGTATTTATGATAAAGCAAGAAACACGATGCAAGACCCAATATTAACTTACAAAAAAGAGATTTATAAAAAAGATTCTTTAGATGTGTATTGTAGAAAAATATCTACTTATGAACATTACAAAAAAGATAGTTTCATAGACTTTACTGATATGATATCAAGAGCAATAGATGAAGTAGATTTTCCTAAATTAAAACTACTTATATTAGATGAAGCTCAAGACTTTACTCCGTTGCAATGGTCTTTGATTTACAAAATGGTGGACAATGTAGACAGAGTAGTTTGTGCAGGAGATGACGACCAACAAATATACGGATGGTCTGGAGCAGACTCAAAATATTTTACTCATTACTTTCCAGGCAGAAAAGTAATTCTACGAAGAACTCAAAGGTTTGGAAAAGCTATTTATGATTTCTCACAAGTTATTAGAAAAGGTATTATGAATAGTTTAGAAAAAGAATATTATCCTTCTGCTAAACATAGTTATGTAAAACGATACTTACACTTTCGTGAGGTGCCATTACATTTAGATGGAACTTGGTACATTTTAGGTAGAGTAAATTCTGTTGTCAACGAGCTGCGGATGATGGCAAAAGACATGGGCTTATATTTTTCAGACAATAGAGGCAATAAATCTTTTGATAATAAACAATGGGAAGCTATTAAGAGCTGGACTAAAATTAGCAATGGAAAAAAAATCACGAAACATGAAGCAGAAAACATGATGAAATATATTCGTGAATTAAAAGATAATTCTTTTCGTTCTATAAAATTTTGGGTAAGTCTATCCGATACACAAGAGTATGATTTTGATGGTTTAAGAGATTGGTGTGGTTTAGAATTAAATGACGAGGCTTACAACAAACCTTGGTATGAAATATTAAAAAGAAATTTTCATACACCACAAGTTACATATTTTGTTAGGTTGTTAAAACGATATGGACAAAAGACATTGAACAACGAACCAAAGATAGTTGTTGATACTATTCACAGTTGCAAAGGTGGTCAAGCTGTAAATGTTTTATTATTTTCAAAATGTAATTGGGTGGCATCTTATCAGAAAAAAAATCCTTTTGAACAATCTGAAGAAAGAAAAGTATATTATGTTGGAGTAACAAGAGCCCAAAAAAGATTACATCTATTATCCACCGACCATAAGTATAATTATCCGATTGGAGAAAATTATCTTACTTATTTAAGAGAGAAAAAAAAATGAAATGCTATAATTGTGGAGCAAAATTAACATGGGGAGGAGACCATAATTGCGAAGATGATGAGGAGCATGAGATAGTAACAAATTTATCTTGCCCTAATTGTGGTGCTTTTCATTTAGTGTACTGGAGTAAAAAAGAAGATGAAAAGAAAAAATAAAAAGTATGCAGTAGATACTTATGATATAATAGACACAGAGTTTTTTATAAGTGAAATTTTACAGGAGGAGTAAATGACATATATAATAGCTTACACGATTATCAGTACCATTATTGGGTTACATAATGCAGGAGTAATATGATGAGTAAATATCAAATTAATTATAAAATGGAATTTAAAACTAGACCAAGCAAATATGATGTAGAGTGTAAATTATTTGATTTGCTTAAAAATGGTTTCACTTTAAAATCAGTAGAAGAAAGTAGCACAGTAGTTAGACTTAAAAATATACAGGAGAAAAAAAATGAGTGTTTGGGAAAAGGGTAGCGAACACTACAAAGAATTTAAAATACAGCCTTCTCAGTTTATAAATAAAAACGAACTCGGTTTTGCAGAGGGTAATGTGATTAAATACATTTGTAGACACAAAAGCAAAGGTAAAAAATCTGATATATTAAAAGCAATTCATTATTGTGAAATGATTATTGAAAGAGATTATGAATGAATGTTTTTAAATGCAAAGTTCCAAATGATATTTTTGACAAACTAAAACAAAAAATATCTAAAGTTGCAGAGAAAGATTTTTACGGAAAAGATTTAGCTGGTAACATTAAAAAAGAGTATAGTTTAAATTCAAACTTTCTAGAGTTAAATAATTTTTTGATTGGTAACATAAATTCATTTGCACCACTAGGAGAATATGTAAAAAAAATAGTTAAACAATATTTGCAAGATGATGATTTAACTGTAGAACTACATCTATATAATTTGTGGGTAAACCTAATGGCACAAAACGAGTTTAATCCTTTACACACACATGAAGGAGTTTTTTCATTTATTATCTTTATAAATATTCCTTATGATATTGAAGAGATGAGAAAAGCCTCTCCTGGTATTAGAAGTAACTCTAATGTATCTGGTGCTTTAGAGTTTGTAAAAGGCAATAGTGATACTATAAACGATTTAACATCACTACAAATACACGCAGATAAAAGTTGGGAAAAACAATGTTTGATATTTCCGTCTACTTTAAATCATTGCGTTTATCCATTCTACAACACAGACAGTTATAGAATAACTGTTTCTGGTAATTTAGGTTTACAAAGAAAGAGATAATATCATTATGCAATTAGTATTTCCTTTACAAAAAAAAACAATGTGGTCTCCTCCCATTGAGTATAAAGATTTATCAGAAGCAAAAGAAATCGCTATAGATTTAGAAACAAGAGACGAGGGTATTAATAAAGGTCTTGGAGCTGGATGGGCTACTGGCAAAGGTGAGATAGTAGGAGTTGCAGTTGCTACAAAAGGATTTAGTGCTTACTATCCTTTTGGTCATCAGGGTGGTGGTAATTTAATTAAAGAACAAGTATTATCTTATGTAACAGATTTGTGTGCTTTGCCTTGTAGAAAAATATTTCATAATGCTCCATATGATGTCGGTTGGTTACAAGCATATGGCATCAAGGTACAAGGAGAAATAGTTGACACTATGATAGCAGGAGCTTTGTTAGATGAGAATAGATACTCTTATTCTTTAAACGCATTATGTAAAGAATATCTAGGAGAACTAAAAGCAGAAAAAGAATTACTAGAATCAGCTAAACTATTTGGTGTCAGTCCCAAAGAAGAATTATATAAATTACCTAGTGAGTATGTAGGATTTTACGCACAAGAAGATGCTAGGCTTACTTATGATTTATGGCAGAGATTTAAAAATGAATTGTATAAACAAAATTTAATGACTATCTGGGAATTAGAAAGAGACTTACAACCTCACCTTATTGAAATGAGAAGAAGAGGTATACGAGTAAATTTAGAAGGAACAGAAAAACTTAAAAAAGATTTTAAGCAAAAAGAAAACATAACTTTACAAAATATAAAAAAATTAGTTGGTAAAGATATTGATATATGGGGGGCTCGTTCCATAAGTTTTGCCTTCGATAAAATGGGTATCTCATATCCAAGAACACAAAAGACGAAAGAACCAAGTTTTACGCAACAATGGTTAATGGAAGATAATAATGAGATATCTAAACTAATCGTACAAGCAAGAG